CCCCTTCAGCACGGTCTCGTCAAATCGGAACACCGGCAGCAGGCCGTCGGTGTCGCAGCCGCCCTGCCGGTCTGGCCGGCGCTGGCAGTGCGCCGGGCTGCTGCCGCGCTCGCGCATGGTGCAAACCGCGCACACGCCATGCCGGCGCAGGTAGGCGTTGTATCGCTTCCGCGTGCGGGCCTCGGCTGTGGTCATGCGCCGCCCCTGATCAGGCTGTCGCCGTACAGGCCAATCAGCAGGGCATCAGCGCGGCCGTTGTCTTTTTTTCGCTGCAGCTGGGTCGCCGCCGCCGGGAAGCGCTGGATAGCCAGCACGCGCCCGGCATCCTTGCCCTTCCCCGAGAGATCGAAGCGGCGCTTCCAGACCGACGGCTGCACCAGCACCAGGTGCAGGCCCAGCAGCCGCACGGTCGCCTTCAACTGCCCGAAACCCTCGGCCAGGTTGTGCCTGGCCACCGATCCCTCGATGGCCTTGCCCTCGCCGTTGCGCATTGGCCGGGCGTGGATGCGCTCCAGCGCCACAGCAATAGCCGCGCCAGGGTTCGCATCCCGCTGCTGACGGAGGAACGCGGCGACCGCGCGCGCGTCTACCTCCCCCTCCATCACCGGCATGTCGACCATCGGGCCGGGCTCGCCATCGATCAGCGTCACGATGGCGCCGGTCAAGCCGGGGTCGATGCCGAACGTCAGGCGGCTTGCCATTGGCGCGTCTCCTTCATGTGTTTCTCGATCAGGGTGTTCTGCAGGTCCAACAGGTAGTCGTCGCTGCCGACCTCTTGGCGGAACTTGCGCGGCTGCAGGGCGTAGGACGGTCCGAACAGTTCCTCGCATCGGGCAGCGGACATCCCGCCGAACGGCTCGCCGCGATGCGACCATGGGTTCAGGCCGATGGTGAAGTCGTGGCCACGGCGCTTGGCACCATGCTTGCCGCCGACCGTCAGGTGATGCACCTCGGCGGGGATGGGCCTGTCGCCCAGGTCGATGCCCAGGCTATGGGCCACGATGCAGCCGATGTCGGTGATAGCGTCCATCCGCTGCTGCTGGGACACGGTCGGCTTGCCGGTAGAGCGGCCGCGCTTCATCGGGCACCCCCACGGACGTCCTGCACCATCTGGTCGATCACGGCCGCAATGCGTGAGGATTGGCCCACTGCCTTCCGTTGCGCCTGCGCGGCCATGATCAGCAGCTGCTCGGCGCTCAGGCCATGCAGAGTGGACGGGTTGCACTTCTGCAGGCATCGCCCCTGCATAAAGCACTCGCCGCTGGCGACCATGCACTGCCGGTGGGGAATGAAGCCTGCACTGCTCACGGCTTCACCTCCGGGCGAGCGGCGAGCATGGCAGCCCAGCCTTCCTGAGCAGTGTCGGCGGGATAGCCGGCATCCTCCATTTCCTGAGTCAGTACCACCGGCACTAGCACGTAGCCCATCGCCATGTGCCGCAGTTGCGCGACTGCCTTGCCGATGTTCCGCTGGCCGGCTGGCGGCAGGAAAGGAATGCAGGTTTCGACCGTCGATGCAAGATCCATCAGGCTCTGATCGGAGTGCTCGGGCGGCGTGAGGGCGGCGATGATCGCGCGCAACGCACGACCATCGTCCAGGTAAACCATCTCGCCGTTGCGAATGTGCTGGGCGTGGCAGACAAGGCCGTCTCGCTCAAACTCCGCGACCAGCAGCTCCCGCGCCCGCTTCTCGATCTCGTTCATGCCACCCTCCTGTTTTGCCCGGCCATGTTCCAGAACTCGGCGCGCACGTCATCGAGCATCACGTGGGCGTAGTGGTTGCCGATGTACTCGGTCAGGCCGTCGAACAGCTCCTGGAACCGGGCCTGTTCCATCTCGTCGAATGACAGGCTCTCTGCGCGCTTGACCGGGATCGTGCGGATCTCCGGCAGCACGCCGGCCAGCACCTTGCGGGCACCAGCACCCAGCAGCGATTCGCAGGCGTCCAGCACCGCGGCAATCACCGGCGTGGCGTCCATTTCCACCGTCTCGCAGCACACGCCGGCATCCAGCTGCAGGCGCTTCACCGCATCGTGCGCGTCCAGCTGCTCCCAGCCTTCAACGTTGTCGACCATGAGATGCCCGATCTTGTGGATCAGCCGGTGCTGCCATTTCTCCCGCGGCTGCTTCAGTTCGCCGCGGATCTCCCGGCCCACGCGGAACTTGCGATCGCGCAGCAGGCGCTGGTCGACGGCATTGGCCGGCACCAGGGCGCCCACCAGCTCGCCGGTATTCGGATCGATCAGCTTGGCCACGACCAGGTAGATCGGCCGGCGCGCGCGCTTTGCGCGGATCTTCTTCGCTGCAGCGGTCAGGGTCATGCGACTTCCCCCAGCTCGTCGGCCGCGCTGCGGTTGACGTAGGACGTCGAGCCACCGTGCCATGTCACCGGCACCACACCAATGTTGCCGTGGCGGTTCTTCACCACGTTGATCTCGGCGGCGGTGCGCTCGGCCTGCGGGTTGGACAGGTCGCGCCACAGCATCATGATCTGGTCGGCTTCCTTCTCGATCTCCGAGCTGTCGGCCAGGTGCTTCATCTGCGGCCGCTCTCCGTCGGCCTCGCGGTTCACCTGGGCCAAGGCCACCACCGGAATCCGCAGGTCGCGCGCAAGGTTCTTCAGGCTGCGGGTGATGCTACCCACCTGCTGGTGCTTCGGCGCGCGCGACATCGATGCGATCTCTATGCGCTGCAGGTAGTCCACGTAGAGCGCGCGGATGCCCAGCTGGTGCTTCCAGCGGCGGGCCTCGCGCACCACCTCGGTGATGTCCGGCGATGGCCGGTCGTGGATGCGTACCGGGAGCGCGCCGTACTGCTCGGCGGCGTGCAGCAGCGAGCCGACATCGTCGTGGCGGAACTTGCCGGCCCGCAGGCGACCGACGTTGACGCCTGATCCAGCGGCAAGCCAGCGCAGGCCCACCTGGTCGGCAGGCTGCTCGCCGGAGATCAGGCCAACCGCCCCACCCTTCGCGCCGGCGGCAGTGGCGCCGAGCAGGAAGCCAGTCTTGCCCATGGCCGGCCTTGCGCCAACGATGATCAGGTCGCTGTCGTGGAACCCGCCCAATGCCTCGTCCAGGTCGAAGATGCCGGTGGAAACTCCGATCAGCTTCCCGCCGTTACGCTGCGCTTCCATCGCCTGAGCCACGGCCGCATCGAGCGCCGATTGCGAGGTGTGTTCGTAGCTTCGGTCTGCGGTGTGCAGGGTCATCAGCCGCTGGATCGCGGCGTCGACCGCGTCCTCCTGCCGAGCCTGTGCGCCTTCCTGCAGCTCCCGCGCGATCGCCAGCGCCTCACGGTCTCGCCACGCGGCCAGCAGGATAGACGCTTGATAGGCCGGCTGGCTGCTGGGGTACAGATCGCGGTCGACGCCAATCAGCATCGCCAGCTCGCTCAGTCGCGGGCTGCCCATGCGGTCGGCCACGTCTGAGATCGTCACCGCGTCCACCGGCTTTCCGCCTGCGTCCATGCTGCGGATCAGCTCCCACAGCTGGCCGTGTGCCTCGTTGCCGAAGTGAGCCGGCTGCAGCGGCATGTCGGCGATGCTGGACGGCCGGCACATCGCCGTGTGCAGCACCTGGCGCTCGACCTGGTGGATTGCTGCGCGGTGGTTGGCTTCGAGAGTCGTCATGCGCTGAGCCTCGGCAGTGCGCCCTTCTGCGGTGCCGGCGCTGCACCCGGCCTAGTCGGCGCTTGGTTCTGCGCGCGGCTCAGCCAAGAATTCACGAACCGCATTGCACCGCTACGGGTTTTCCGGTTCTTCGGGTTGGAGATCGTCCAGGCCTTGATCGCCCGCAGGGCCTGCATCACGTCGATGGCCGGGTACAGCTCGGCGAACTCGCGGACCTGGGCCTCGGTGATTTCGAAGTCCCTGCCGTCGTTTAGCAGGAAGCTGACGGCCACTGGCGAAGCAGGCTCCAGTGGAAGCAGGTCAGCAGCCGGAGCCGGCTCGGCCGGCGCAGCGCAAGTGGTTTGGTTTGGGTTCTCTCTGGGTTGGGTTGGGTAGGGTTCTGTTTGGGTAACCGTTGGGGGAACCGTTTCGGAAACCGTTTCTGCAACCGTTTGGAGAACGGTTCGGTAGTCGTTACCCAAGTGCTTGACGTACTTCAGGATTGCGCCGGCCACGCGCGCCTTTGCCTCACCCTTCGGAAGCGCCTCGAACTCCGCCATGCGCGCCGCCGCCACGTTGCCGTTGGCGACCTTGTTCCAACGCAGGAATCCGGGCAGAAAAACAACCCCTTCGAAACGGTATGCGAAACCGTTTCGAGACAGTTCGGCAAACCCTTCCGAAACCCTTTCCAGAGACCACCCGAGGTCGGCCATCACGTAGCCATCCGGGCAGCGGTAGCAGCCCAGCCCGTTCGAGTGAGGGCCGGTCATCAGATAGGTGGCCAGCAGCTTGCCGGCGTCGCTCCACTCCTGTGCGTCCTGGCTCTGCCAGAACGCGCACTGGATCTGTCCATACTCACGCATGGCCTGCCCCCTTCAGCAGCTGCAGGCAGCCAGCGATGAACCACAGCGAGCGCACGGCCAGCATGGCCTTCTCGGTAGCGTTCATGGCCACTTCGCTCCCAGGCTCTTGGCCAGCGGCTCCATCAGCGCGGCCAGCTTCGAGAACTGGGCAAGCGCCTCGGCGTGCTGTGCTTCGGGGGAGATCAGATAGCGCTCGATCAGGTAGTGGATCGGCGTGACATCCTTCGTCTCGGCGATGTAGCGCTCCAGGTCGTCGATCGACAGGCCACGCGGCTTGCCACCGCTGTCGCAGCCGGCCAGCTTCTCGCTCAGCTTCGAAGGGGCCATGTCGAGCCGGCCGGCAATCGCCGTCACACCCGCGCCGGCGTACACCTGAGCCGCGATGTGCTCACGCAACGACCTGTTGCGCGCGATGCCGTCATCGTAGGTAATTGTTAGGCTTTTCATGCAGTTATCCCGTGGGTGGGAATGCTGGGGTCAACGTGTTCCCCTGCGTTCCCCTGACTGGTTCTGAAAATGGCCGCATCCCCAAATCGGAGTGCAGCCCTGTGGCGAAAACGAATCAGCTGGCCGGAGCCAACGTCCTGACGCTCATGCGAATGGGTGGGAAGTGGTTCGTGTTGAAGCGGGTCGGTGAGCGGGTCGACGTGCGGCCGGTCGGCCAGGTGGTGAGGCCGCGACGGCGCCGGAAGGTGCCAGGGGTGGTCATCCCCTTCCCTGCCCGACGAGCGGTCGGGGCTGACCATTGAAGCCTTCCCCAACCTGTGTACGGTCGGCCTGCACCACCCACCGAACCCACACAGGAGCTACCGATGTACGAGACCCAGTCCAAGCGCGTCGCCGAATGGAAGCAGCGCCAACAGCAAGCAGTTCTGCAACAGTTGGCGGACATCGAGGCAGCATTCGCGGACGTGCCCTTGTCCGCCGAACTGCTGGAAAACCTGCGTCGCATTGCAACAACCAGCACACCAGCGGACGCGCAGCGCTTGCTGTCATCAGTCCAGCGCGTGCTGGCCCCTCTGCAGTAGCGCGGCAGGCGGACATGTCAGGCGGCAGCCTCGGCTTCCGGGGTCTGCCAGAGATCGGGGCGGAGGGAGTGGCGCTTCACCTCTCCCCCCGTCGCCTTCTCGATCTCCACGACCCGTTCGGCCGGAATCGTTGCGCCCTTCTCCCACTGGGAGACGAGGCCCTGCGTAGCCGGTGAGCCCGATGCCGTCAGCAGATCGGCGAACGCCGACTGCGACAGACCCTTTTCTTTGCGGTAGGTGGCGATATCCATGGGCGGCATTATTAGCGCCCCTGATGTGAAAGATCAATAGCGCCCCTCATGGCTTCCTGAACCCGCTCCAATTAGCGTTCCTGATATGGAAAACAGCCGTAAATCGAAGCCCACACCGGCGGATGTCGCCGCCGCCGCGAAGCTCAAACTGGAGTGGCAGGCGCGCGCGCGTTCTCTTGGGTTGACCCAGGACCAAGTAGCTGACGAACTGGGCATCACACAGGGAGCCGTGAGCCAGTACCTCAACGGCAAGATACCGATGAACTATCGGACGCTGCTGGTGTTCTGCCGCTTGCTCGGTATCAACGACACCGATGTGCGTCGCGACCTACCGGAGCAGCAGCTTCTCGGACCGCCGACCGACAGCGGCGACTGGGCGGACATTAAAGGCTATGCCCAGGCGATGGGCCTCGGTGGCGGCCCAGAAGCTCAGGAGTACGCGGAAACGCACCGTCTGAAGTTCCGCGCCGAGTCGCTGGCGAGGAAGCGGCTGCGCCCGGACGCGTTGGCTGTAATGTACGGCCGCGGCGACAGCATGGAACCGCGCATCCACAGCGGTGATGCCGTTCTTTTCGACACTACAGACACCCGGCCACGCGACGGGCATCTGTACGTGATCATGGTCGACGGCGGCGGCGCGGCCAAGGAATACCAGGTGAAGCGCTGCGAAGTGATCGACGACCTGGTGTTCTTCAAGGCCGACAATCCTCGAGGCGACCACAACTGGCGCAAGCCGAAGCGCATGGACAGCCCCCGTCACCCAATCCAGGTGATCGGCCGCGTGCGATGGATCGGGAGCTGGGAAGAATGAGCATGCCGAGTGAGCGCCAAGCCGGTGCCGGACCGTCGGACACTTCTCCAACAGTTGGCGAGCTCGAATCCCTGTTGCCTGTTGTTCGAGAAAGCGGGAACCGTACGTTGGAGTTTGTGCTGCTGACGCACATCATGACCAACCACCTTATGCAGGCAGCTCCGCACTACCGACGTTCTCTGGATGTGCTTTACGACGACATCGACGAGCTTCTCGAGGATGGTCCAGTGAGTATCCCCGCGTCTGATGTTGCCGCCGTCCGCTTGCTGGCCGACAGGTTAGCCAATGCTGTCGAAGACTTGGACGCGTGCCTAGCCGAAGCTCGCACCATCGCGGCCAAGCTTCACCCGAACCAAGTCCGATAGCCTGCGCAGAGGCCCGGAAGAAATATAAGCGCCCCTATTTACATAGAAGATTAGCGCCCCTAATCTCGCTCCCATCGGCCCAACGGGCGCAGATGGGAAGCACAGAGATGCACAGGGCAGCACGGGGCGACAACGCCCGGAACGCACAACGGAGCCTGGACCACCAGGAAGATCCGCGTTTCGGTCAGGAACACCGCGCCGAGCAGGCAGCGGACCTCGCCAAGGCCTACCGCACCGACCCGGCCAAGCTGCGCGAGGCCGAGGAACTGACGGCCGGCACCTTCAGCGGCACCCACTACACCGAGGTGTCGCTGGCGCTGTACCGGCTGCACCACACGGACCCGGCCGACCTGATGGGCTCGGGTGCGCTGCAGGACCTGTACCGGTTGGCCCGCGACGAGGCCGCCGCGCTCGACGCGCAGCTGCTGGAAATGGCGCTGCAGCAGGTGGCGGCATGAGCGCCCCTGTCGATGTGCTGTGGCCCGTGCGCGTGCATGCAGCAGGGCGTGGCCAGTGGGCATTCGTCGCCGGACCGCGCAGCGGGACGGGATACGCCTCGAAGAAGGCCGCGCAGGAAGCTGGTGAGCTTGCCCGCTCCAAGGCCCTCGCCCACGTCAAAGGCGGTGCCGCATGACCGCCGCCGAACGCGAGCAGCGCCACCACGTGGTCGCCACTGTCGTTGCCAACGCCCTGTCGTTCTGCCTGGGCGTGCTGGCCACCGTACTGCTGCAGGCGGTGCTGTCGTGAGCCGGGTCCCCACCCATGCAGAGCGCATCGCGCACAACGACTTCCTGGCGGCGACGTCTGGCATCACCACCAGCACGGACCACTTCCTGGCCGGCATCGACTACGCGAGATCGGAGTTCGCCGGGGTCCTGTCCGCAGCCAAGGCGGTTCTGGTCGCCAGCGATTTCGGCGATGTGCTTCGCGCCGAGAAGCGCCTGCGTGCCGCTCTGGCCGCGTGCGAACCCACCGACACCGATCACAACCGCGAGGCCGTGGACGGCCTGTGCGTGGAGGAATCCGACGATGCGCGCTGACCGCTACGGCGTCTTCTCCGTCTGCCCCGTTACCCGCACCGAGCAGCTGGTGACCGTCCACCGCTGGGCGTGGCTCGCCTCGCTGTGGGCTGTGCAGCTCAACCACGTGGGGGTGCTGTTCGTGCACCTGGTGCGGCCGGTGCGCGTCCCCGTCCGTCGGCGTCGCCTGCTCGCGCGCATTGGCTGCCGCAACGCCGCCGACTTCCTCGCCTTCCTGGGCTGCGTCGCCATCGTCCTCGGCCTTGGCTGGGCGATGTGCTGGCCGCTGGCCTGGTCCTGACTTCCCGCCGGCGCGGCCGGCTCCTACGAGAGGCACCACCGATGTTCCAACTCGATCAACACGATGCGGTGTTCTCGCATCTGAACCTGCGGAAGGAAAAGCACGGCGACGAAGACGCGGCCGCGGCTGACCTGAAGTTCTCGCTGAACGCCCCGAACACCATCCTCAACACCATCGACCCGGCCATCCTGCCGGCGTTCTGGAAGAAGGCCGACAAGGGCCAGCAGCAGAACCTGCCGATGGAAGGCAGCACCGACCTGGTGGCGCTGAACCTGCCGCTGCTGGGCGAGCAGGACATCACCGGCAAGTTCGAAGGCTACGAGCTGTCGATCGGCTCCCTGATGGACCACATCGAAGCGGTGTTCTTCGCCGACGCCAAGGTGAAAAAGATCACCTGGAAGCCGCTCGAAGGCGGCAGCGTGGCCATGGGCTTCGCCGTCTCGGTGCTGCTGGACGAGGACGAAGACGCCGAGCTGATCTCTGCATGGCGCCGGGGTGAGGTGCGTCTGACCCTCACGCCGCCGAGTGCCGCCCAGCAGCAGGCCGACCTGGCCGCGTAACGAATTCCCCCGCCCGCCCCCTGCGGGTGCCTGCGCCGGCCAGGCCTTCCACAAAGCCGGCACCTCATTTCATGTCGAAAAAAAGGAATTGCCATGTCCGAAGCCCTGATCCCGCTCGAATCCGTCAACGCCGTCGAGGTCTTCACCGGCGGCGGACTGGACGACCTTCTGGCCCGCATCCGCGCCGAAGCCGTCACCCTGGTGCCGAACGTCAAGACGTTGGCCGGCCGCAAAGAGATTGCCTCGATTGCCTACAAGGTGTCGCGCTCCAAGACCGCCATCGATGAAGCCGGCAAGGCGCTGGTCGCCGACCTGAAGAAGCAGACCGGCGACATTGATTCCGCCCGCAAGAAGGCCCGCGACAACCTGGACGCGCTGCGCGATGAAGTGCGCAAGCCGCTCACCGATTGGGAGGCCGAGCAGGAGCGCATCGAGCGCGAACGTGTGGAAGCCGAAGAACGCGCCCGCGCTGAGGCCGAGGCGGCCCGCCTGGCAGAAATTGCCCGGAAGGAAGAAGAGATCCGCGCCCGCGAGGAAGCCGTGCGCGCTGCTGAGGAAGCCGAACGCCAGCGCGTCGCCGCCGAACAGGCTGAGCGTGAGCGCGTTGAACGGGAGGCCCGCCTGCAGGCCGAGGCCGCTGAGAACGCGAAGCGCGAGGCAGCTGCTGCCGTCGAGCGCGCCGAACGCGAGGCCCGCGAAGCCACCGAACGCGCAGCCCGAGAGGCCGCCGAGGCCGAGC